TTGTTGTTGCTGCACTTGTTCCACCAATAGATATAGTAAATCCAGTCTTAAAGTTTGTTCCTGTGAGGGTTATTGTCTCACCACCAGCAGGGTTTGCACCTGTAAGGGAACCAGCATATGCAAGAGATGAAATAATTGGTGGACTATCAATCGCCTGCCAACTACTAGTATTAGTATTATACTGCTCTAAAGTTCCAAGGTCAGTATTAAATCTAAGTTGTCCACCGGCAGCACTAGATGGACGTTGCGCTGTTGTACCAGCAGGCAAACGAACAAACTCTGTACCATCCAAAGTTATGTTTTCTTTAATCTTGGGTTGGGTTACAGCATCATCTTGAATACCGTCTGTTTTAATTCTTGAAATTGCCATTTGTGTCTGTCCTGTTTCTTTTTATTTAGTCTGCATCTGCAATAGTCAAGTCACCATCGGCAACCTGTTTTAGAATTTCTGCGTAGTGTCTGTTACCTTCATCCATTGGGATATTAGTTTCAATACCATCAATTTTGCAAAAGACACCAACATTATTACCATCAATGTCTACTGTATATCTTGCTTCTGTTATAACCATTTTTTTAATTCCTATAGTTCTGCGTCTGCTTCGTAACCAAAGATAAGCATATTACCAGTAGACCATGCGTTTGATTTGTTAACACCACCAATACCTTTTGTATTGGCATCAGCATTACTAGTCCAATTTATAGTAACCCCACTTGTTACATTTCCAACGGCTGCTCTATGGGCACCACCAATATTTCCGGCAGTGTCCTTTGTTCTAACTGTAGGTGGAGTTCTCATTGTAACTGGAAAATTATTTGCCCCACCAGATTCACTGCCATTAAAAGCGTATGCACAACCAGAACCACCACCATAGTAAGTGCCTGCTAAAAACCCACATTGATAATAATACCTTTGACAAAGCGCAAGTTCTTCCCCATGTGAGCGGTGCTCAAAATCTGAAGCACTATCGCCAACTTCCAGCTGAACTCCAGTAATATAAAAATTATTACTTGTACTATCAAAAAAGTTTACTTGGTTTGTACTCATATTTGAGTTTGCACTTATCCATGACCCTACAGTACCAGTTGCACTGGCATTTCCAGCTAAACAGAAATCTATCGCAATGCCTCTTGTATTATCAACAGGCCAACTTCCAGAAGTTTCGCCAGTTACAGTTATTGTCTTCTTTTCCCATGTATTAGCAGAGCTAATAGTATATTCTTGTTGTCTTGACCTTGTTGCACCAGCATTTTTCATACCCATTGAATATATACCAGTTTTACTAGAACGCACCCAGAAACTAACAGTAACAGTTTTTGCACCACTATTTCCCCAATCTAGGTGACCCATATTAAAACCTTCAATATAGTGAGAGGTAAAAAAGTAAGTACCACTTCCAGGCGACTTTGTTGATGTTGGAGATATATGTATTGATTTGTAAAATCCTTGTCCAGAAGGTACGGTTGTAGATTGTACGGCAGAGAAATCACTAGCATTACTAATGTTTTTCCATCTATCAACAGTAAATGAACCACTTGTTGTAACAGCAGCTGTGCCTCTTTGAGCAATTCTCATATCACCATTCATAATAAGATTTTTACTTCTACCAACCTCTGTTGAGAAATCTGATGACTGTCCTCTATTATTTACTTTAATTAATGCCATTATGGTTTCTCCGGCCATGTAACATCATCAAGTGATGTTGCATCATCTGTTATATCTCTTAATGCTTGTCTGTATGTTTTCATTGCAGTAGGAATGTTTGTTCCTAGTTCTTTGTGCATAGTGACAACCCAATCTGTTTCTGCGAGTTTTTGGTTACGAACTTCTCTCACAAGATTTAGAGGTTCAGCAGCAACAAGTTCATCATACTTTGCTTTAACTGCTGATTCTGTAGGAACAGTTCTTTCATCTTTCCATTCTAATCCATCAAAATTTTCACGAATGATATATTGTGCATTAGGTACTAAAGCATGAAGTGCCTGCATTATAATTTCTATTTTATCCATTTAGAAGCTCCTCGCAGTAATAGTTGTACCACTAGTAGTTGTTTCTGCAATCTTTACTGCATGAGCACCAGGCTGTCCATTTGCATCATTATTGTTTAATGCTTGACCATCACCAGCTGACGGTTGGACAATAAGATAAACTCTATCGCCACTTGTTAGTCCAGTTGGAACATCAATTATCCATGATGGAGTAAGAAGAAGATTACCAAAAGAATTCACTGTAACTCTTTCCAGCATCATCCTTACAGCGGTATTGGCACCACCACCAGCACGATAGATTTCACCAGTTAGGGAGTTATCGGTTGTAGATAGAAACGCCTTTTGAAAGTATGCATTACTACCCCAACGAATTCTAAGTTGTGCTTCATATTTCCATATGCCAGGGCCTGGGATATCAAGATAACCTAAAGTTACATTAGAACCACCAGTTGTATAACCAACTGCACTGAAACTTCTAGCAACCACATGACTACTTAAAGTTTCATGTCCAGTTGCAATTTTACCAGTAAGGTTAATACCAGTTCCTAGTTCTGTGGTATTTACAGCAGCTGCACCAATCTTTGCATTTGTAATTGCATCATTAGCAATCTTTGCAGTAGTAACTGCGTTAGCAGCAATCTTTGCACTAGTAACAGCGTCAGTAGCAATCTTTGCAGTAGAAACTGTTCCATCAGTTGGTGTTCCAACATTAAGAACATCTCCAAGTGCCATGATAAAGTCGATGTTATCAGAACTTGTTAGAGCAGAAGCGAAGGTGATTGTTGAACCACTAACTGTGAATGAATCTTGTGGAGCCTGCATAACACCATTAAGTGAAACCAGTAGATGGTTCGCACTAGCAGGAGAGTATGCACCACCGTTTAACAGTAGATTATACGTTGCAGTAGCAGATGCTGTAATAGCATCTAACTTAGAGTATGCACCTGTAATCGGTTGTTGTCCTATGAATGGCATATTATTGTTTCCTAATCTCGTTCATACTATTTAGTCTGCATCTGCAATTGTATTGCCGTCTACTTCAGACCACTCTAAAACTACAAGGCAGTCTATATTGTTAGTGTCGTTAGGAACACCAGATGTTCCACCACTCTTTAGTTCTACTTGGTAATTCCAATCTGTGTCCCAATTATATTTTTTTACAGATTTTATATTTTCAATGTTTATCATATTATAACTCCGCTTCTGCTGTAAAGAAACCATTGTAGTCTCTACCATTATGGTCTGACCCAGTATTTTTTTCCATATTCCAGAAGTTAACATTTCCACCTTCTGCCCAACCAGCATCAGCAGAATTACTAATATTGATTGTTCCAGCTGCAGCTTTATTACTGTCATAATACACATTTACTGTGGCAGTTGACCTTTTGGTTGTCATATAGGATTGACCAGTTCGTACTAGTGTACCACTAATCCTCTGAGAAAACGTACCTGTTTCAAAATATCGTTGACACAACGCCTCTTCTTCTCCGAATGAACGGTGTTCAAAATCTGTAGCAGTATCGCCTATTTCTAATTGAACTCCACTCATATAAAAAGTATCTGCTGTGTTAGTTCCCCATGTTACTTGCGAGGAAGTTCCATAAAAATTACCATCATGCCATGCATTGATTGTTGATGATGTTTGACTAGATGTACCCAACCTAAGTCCAAAATAAACTTGAAATCCAGCACCAGTTGCAATACTACCACTTGTGTTTAGATTTGCAAGGGTGTCCATTGTTAAAGTTATAGTTTTCTTTTCCCAAGTATTAGCTGAACTAACTGTATATGGTGCAATGTAAGCCCTACCAGAACCAATTTTGAAAGTTACATAGTACTGACCAGTAACATTTGTTTTAACATAAAAACTAAGTGTGCAACTTCTTCCTGCTAATGGAACAGAATTTGCTCCTTCAATCAACTGTAAGACACCCAATAAATCGGTACTACCTAATGTAGCTGCAGTAGTACAATCAATAGACATTACATTACTAAAAGTTTGACCACTTGCTGTATGAAGAGAGGATACATTACTATCTGTTGCTGGTAATTTTTGTGTACTAGCTGCACAACTTCCATTTAAGTAGAACTTCCATCTATCCAGACAATAAGTATTATTAACGCCAACTGTTAAGGCGCCGCCTTGTCTTTGGGCGAGTTGCATAGCACCATTGATAATAATATTTCTACGACCTAAGTTGGGAACAACTTGATTATTTGTAGTTTGTATTTTACTTAATGGCATTATGGTTTCTCCGGCCAAGTGACATCATCAAGTGATGTAGCACTATCTGTTATATCTCTTAATGCTTGTCTGTATGTTTTCCAATCTGCATCGTTTGACAAAGTAATATCTCTACTCTGTGTCCAATCTGTTTCTGCAAGTTTCATACTTCTAACCATTCTTAATTCATTAAGTGGTTGAGCAGCAACAAGTTCATCATACTTTGCTTGAATTTCTTCAGTAGTTGGTTCAGTCAGTTTTGGGTCTGTCCAAGTTAAAACATCACCTTGTAATCTAAATTGTGCATTAGGACGCAATGCTAAAATTGCATCTGCTTTATCAATAGGTAACATCATGTCGCAATCTCCGTAATTGTCATAGTCAAACCGGCATACTTTTGTGTTCCACCACTAATTGACCCACCAAACCAATAATATGTTTTTGCTGTATTTGCACTTATTCCAGTGATAGTATATTCATATGCGCCTGGAGTCCAGAGGTCACCACCAGTAGCATTATATATACCATAGTGGTAATATCCTATATTACCAGCACCACCAGCCTGATTTGCTACTCCAGCAGTATATGCATCATACAAAGCAATCTGTGACCTATATCCACTATTGATACCAAATCTACCAGTCAGTCTTACTATTAGTTTTGAATTTGTTATTTTTTTGGTAACTGCTAATTGAAGAAGAGGAGTTAGTGAAGCACTACTATAAGCAGTTGTTTCTGTAATATTACCATTACCATCTGAAGCAATATGACCGTTAGCATTACTTGGATGGGGGTGGTCTTGTACACTAGTCGAAACTTGTTGTACAACATCTCCAGCAACAATAGCTGGAGTAGTTCCTGTTAATGCAGAACCATCTAAGGCAGGCAAAGCACCAGTAAGTTTTGATGCAGCCATAGTAGCAATCTTTGCATTTGTCACAGCGTTATTAGCAATCTTTGCAGAACTAATTGTTCCATCAGCAGGAATGATTGAATTTTCCTCTAGTCCTTTGAATACGACATAGAAGTTTAATCCAACATCAGGCGCTTCTGACATTGTAAGAGTTGTTCCATTAACGGTATAAGCATCAGTAGGTTCTTGGCGAACATTACCTACGAATACTTCAATATCGTTTGGGGAAGCAACTGCACTACTTAATGTGAATGCTGTTGTACTACCGTTTGCAGTAAAGTCTTGTTTAGTTCTTGTAGAAAAACTAGCATTTGGTGTACTTCCAAGATATGGCATAGATTACTCCCCTTATGCTTTTTCCATGAAACCAAGAACGACATCTAGTGCCGAACCAGTTCCTGCTTTTACTTTGAGAATATCTGCTGCCTCTAAGATATACTTTTGACCAGCAAGTGTTTCTAGTGTTGTATTTGCTGGGATGGATACACCATCTAGTAACTGAAAGTCTGCCGATGCAGAACTATCTCTGAATTGTACTTGGACTGTAACTGCACTCGTTGTCTTGTTTGCAATTGCAAGTCCTAAAATAACTGTTTGTGTTGCTGAAGGGGCAGTGTATAAAGTTTGATAAGAACTATTACTTACGTTTGCCAATGCAGCATTCTTAAATGTGTTCGCCATGTTTTTTTCCTATATTATCCTAAAGCAATTGCCAAAGCTGTTGCGTCATCTTCTGCTTGGTCGAATACACCTTGCTGAACCTTTGCAACTGAAACTGTTCCATCTGCAATAGTATTTAGTGTGTTCACACCATTCAATTGAATGCATTGAATATTATTTGTTCCAGAAGGTGGAGCAGAAGTGAATGTTAATGTTGCACCATTAACCGTGTATGCATATGAAGAACCATATCTTTGATATACATTATCTACAAATACAGCAAAGTTTGCAGCAGTGTTTGCAGCAGGTGTTCTTGTCAATGTGAATGTTGTATCAGAATTATCTCCATTGAACTCATCAATATGAGTTTCTGAAGTTGCAGAGGTTGGAGTAAGAACTTCATTACCAAGATAGACAATAGAAATTCTACCAGCATTATCTGGTGCTTCTGAAAATGTAATTTTTGGTTGACCAGAACTTATAGATGTTGAATAAGAAAATTCTGGTTCTTGCACGACACCATCAAGTACTACCAATAATGAAGTTGGTACTGCCATATGGTCAAGATTGAAGGTGGTTAGTGTACCATCACCTGTCAATACCTGTCTGTCGAATACACCGTAACTTGGTGCTGCTCCTATATATGCCATTTAGTTTCTACCTTTATTTTTCATACTCTTATTTATTATGCCTCATAATATGTTCTAAGCAATGTTATTTCAAAATATACATTGGCATTCTGACCACCATAACATACAAGACCAAGATACCAATCACCTCTTGCAATTGTTGGCAAGGTAAGTACCGTGTCAGAACCAGAGAAACCAACAGCGCCAGTCCATCCAGTGCCAGGATATGTTGCGCCAGAGGCATAAGCATAACTTCCAGCACTGAAAGTAGTGGATGATAAAATTAAGTATCCTGTACCAGTCATACTAGGGGTTTTAATCTGCATTTTATTGTGTGTCGATGGAATGGTAACTTTAGGTGTAGTTCTAATCGCTTGTGTAATACCGTAACCTGTTCCTGCTGAACCATTCAAGTCTGACATAATTCTTGTTGTGTTTGCATTAGATGAACCATTTGAGTTATGATGCCAACCATACGATGTCCATTGTTGATTCCATACTGTGGTATCTGATGTACCACTTCCACCTTCTCCAGAACCTCTGAATATATAATTAACTGGATGGGCGGCAATTCCCCCAATATTAAAATTTCGTGTTGTTAAGTTTGTTCCATCTGATGCACCAAGTGTAAAGTTAAATGTTGTATCACTTGATAGTGCAGGCATTGTACCAGCAATTGCACCTGTGCCAGAGTTAAGTGTAAATCCAAGTTTACCAGAACCACTTCCAGTTAGAACATCTGTTCCACTTTCCGAATAAACAATAGTAGTACCATCTGGGTCAGACGCAGCAACTGAGGAAGAGAAAGCAGCATTTTGCACAGTAGTAGCACCAACCTGACCAGCAGCAGTACTCCATGTTGGAGTTCCACCAGCGTCTAGAATAGATTCCATTGCAGCAATTGTACCATCTGGATTTGTTACCTTGATTGACCAAGGTTCTCCAGCG